CCCCACATAGCAACGATGTGGTTGATGCCGTCCACCTGCTGCTGGTTCATCTTGCCGCCGAATATCTGGCGGATGACATCAAAGTTCATGGCGTACTCCTACGGGAAGTTGACCGGCTTGCCGGTCGTGGTCGAGGCCACAGAGATGGGGCCGTTGCGCAAAACCTCGGCGATGGTCGCCGCTTCGTTGAGCAGTACCTCGGGCGGCACCTCGCGGACGGCACGCACCGCGCGCATCCTGCCTTCGAGCGGAATGAACTCCAGATCGGGGACGCGGCGTGTCCGCCGCTGGAACAGCCGGTCAACCAGCCGCTGCCAATCCTCGGGGAACTCCACGTTGTGCTGGTTTTGGTAGGCTTCGAGCTTCCTGATGAGCTGCTCCTTGACGAGCAGGGAACCTTCGAGCGTCTTCCAGATGGTGTCCACGGCCCGGTCAATCGGGCTCATGCCAGCGTCGATCATGTCGAGCTTGGCGTTGCTGGTCGGCGGCGTGGTGTACGGTTTGAAGTCATCGATGGGGTAGCGCTTGAGCGCCTCGACAAAGGCACCGATATTCCGCAGGTCATTCTTCCACGCGTGAAACCGGGTCCAGTATTCCTGCGGCTGCGGCTTCCCGTTCTCAAGGATGGCGAAGCGGCGGTCGTTGGGCGGGATGACCACGCTGTCGCTGTGGTTGGTCATCACAAGGATCGAGGCTGATGTCCGGCCTTGGTAGTTCCCGGTGCCTTTGCGCTTGACGTAGAGTTCGTGGTGGCCGGGGTCCACGATTTCCTTGAGGCGCTCGTATGCGCTCTGGCGCTGAGCCCACCGGCTGTTCGGACCCGCAGCCTCATGCGCTTCGTTGACGGCGACGAGGACGGCGTCGGCCATCCACTCGTTGTACTGACCTTGCGTCCCGCGACCGGCCAAGGTCTCGAAGTCGATCTGCCTAACCAAGCCCTTCGAGAACATGGCGCTAATCATATCGACCAGAGAGCCACGGCCTGTACCGTAGGTATCGTTGGCGACCATGATGATGCCGGTGCCGCGCGTATCCGGGAACAGGGTCTTGTGGGCCAGCCACTGCGTGAAGTAGTGGCGCTCGGCGGGGATCGGCAGCAGCTTCTCAATGATGTCGAAGCCCATCGACGGGTCGCCGCCCAAAGGCAGGCGCGCCGGTCGATAGGTGTTGTAATACCGGACATCGTTCTCGACGAAGATCGGGTACGGCTGGTCGGGCCGCATGGCCGGTAGCGACACCTCCAGATGATCGGGGCTGAGCATCCACTGATCGGCGAGATGGACAAGGGTCTCGCCGCCGCGTGCGCCCATCTCCGTCCGGTAGAAGGCCATCATCTTGTTCTTGAAATGCGGGACCTTCATGGTGAAGGTGTTGTTACGGGCATCGGCCACGATGTCCATGGTCTCGATGTACACGAACCGCTTCAGCGCGATCTCGAAGTTCTTGTCGTAGCCGTCGTGGGGGTCCATGTCCAAGGCGACCATAGGGTCATTGGACACCACCGGCTCGGGGCGCTTGAAGATCGGGGACGGCTTCATCTCCGCCAGCAGGGAGCCGATCTTCGACAGGCTGTCGTCGCCCATCGGCGTGGCCGGGAAGTGCGTGGTTGAGGAGCCGTGGTCCGAGATGCACACCATGCCAGACGACAAGGACACCATGCCAGCCCATGAGCCGGAGGTGCCGGGGCGCAGCGTGTCCATCCGGCAGCGCAGCACGACAGTCGGGTTGGTCTCGAAGTACTCCTCAAGCTCGGCCACGGTGACCTCGCCGAGGTCCTTCACGTCGAAGACCATGTCCGGCGTCAAGTCGTAGGCGATGTTGTAGCCGTCGGTGTTGCCGCCCTCGGCGGAACGGCGAACCATCCCATGCTCTTCAAAGAACAGGATGGCGAAATCCTTCAGCGCCTTGACCTGATCGAGCGTGATCTCGGGCAGCTCGCCGAAGGGGTGGTCAGCAATCGACAGGTCAGGCCATGTGTATGGCGTGGCCGGGTCGCGCATACCGAAGGCGGCGAACTGACAGCCCTTGCCGAGGATTTCAACCTGTTCGCCCTTGGCATCAGGATCAGCGTCGGCCCTGCTGAAGAAGCCAGTCGATAGCTTGCCGATCTTGTCCTTCGTCCGGTACAGCCACATCTCGCGCGGCGCTTTGCCGATGCGCACGAACCTGCTCTCGGAGATCACGCGAGCGGCAACCGCCGCGTCGAGCATGTCGTTCAGGAGCTTGCGGTCATCGATGTCCCAATCGACGGCGATGATGTCACCGCAGCGGATGCCGGTGTCGCGCAGCTTGGCCGAGCGTGTCCACTCACGGGAGCGGATCAGATCGGGCGTGACTTCGACCGTCGTCCACTCGGGCAACAGGCACATCTTGTTCTGGTTCGGCAACGGCGTGAAGCCGTTGGCGTAAAGCTGGAGACGAAGCTCCGTGCATTGGCGACGAGGATCGGTAATCATGTGCGGTCCCTTGGTGGTAGGTACGTGTCGGCTTACTTGTGGTAGTACCAATCCGACTTCACTTCAGCGCCTAGCGGCAAGCCTTTAGTCCAATCGAACCCCTCGACCATAACCCGTTTGAGGCGGTCGGAAAAGGCCCCGGCGTCGTCCTTATCGATCTCGCAGATCACTTCGTCATGGGTGTGCCCGACCACCTCGGCGATCTTCTCGCTGATCTCCAGCTTGACCAGCGTTTGCCTGAGCATCGAGGCGGCGGTAGCCTGCGTAGCGTTCTCGATCTGTAGCCCGTTCCATAGGACGCGCCGACCTTGGCCGTTGAGGTATGTGATCGACTTGACCTCGCGCCCGAACCGCTCGACATCCTCGACGCGGGCCATCGGGTACGAGATCAACCGGCCATCGGGGAGCTGACAGAACAGCGTGCCGCGCATCATCTGCGGGATGTAGACATACTTCAACCTGCCCGCCGTCTGGTATTCTTCGGGGTGCGCGATGGCACCAAAGGCAGCACGCTCGCATTCGTCGCCAAAGACACGAGCCCACTTGTTGCGGTCGCGCCAGCCATCGACGATCTTCTGCGCGGCCTCGTTGGTCAGCTTCATGCCGTAGCCACGGGCCATGGCCTTGAGTGCACCGACACCGCCAAGGAAGCCGAGCGCAAGCACGGCGACCTTGCCTGACTGCCGCATCTCGTTGGCTTCCTTGTCGCCGTTGTTATACCGCTCAAGGATCACGTCGGCTGGCATATCAAAGATGCTCTCGGCGTTGAGGATGTAGAGGTCGGCACCGGTCTCGAAGGCGTCGAGCACGGCCTGCTTCGCCGAGCGCGTGTTCGCCAGCCACGGCGCGACCCGCGCCTCGATGGCTGACCAGTCGCCCCATACCAGCACGCGGTCTTTCGGTGCGATGAAAGTCGGGCGGATCAGCTTCGACAGCGTCGAGGACACCGGCCCGTACTTGCGGATGGTCTCGATGGGGACCTGACCCGCGATCATGTCGAGCAGGTCAAGCTCCAGCTTCGGCTCCTTCTTGGTGTTCATCGACTTACGGGGCAGGTTATGGACCTGCACCCCGCGCGACGAGAACCGCCCGGTCTGGCCTGCGCCATTGAAGACGTAGCTCCCGGTCAGCCGACCATCGACAGCTTGGTTCAAAATCTTCTCGAACTTCACCGCCGAGGACGCGCGGCCAAACTGAAGAAGCTCAAGCACCTCGACCACAGCGTCTTCCGGCGGCGTGTCCGACACATGGATTTCTTCGAGCATCCGCCCGATCACGTCCTTCGACAGCGTCAGCTTGGCGGGCTCGCCGTCCTCGTTCCGCTCCTTGACCATCAGCTCCTGAAGGTCGTGGGGCAAGCGCGGGTACACCCACTCGTTGATGCGCCGGGTCATGGTGACGCGCGGCACCTGCCCCATGGTCAACCGCTTGATCTCCTCGCGGTTGTATTCTTCCTCCTCGGCGCGATACTTGAGCGCGCCACGGCAGACATCGAGGTCGGCCAGCATACCCCTGTCGTTCACCTTCTCGCTGACCCAATACTCCTGCCATTCGGTAGCATCGAGCGGGCGCGTCACCTTCCAGATGTCGCGCATCAGGTCGGTGTCCTTGGCCGCGTAGGTCAGGTAAATATCCCAATCCTCAATGCGCGTCGGCATTGGCTGCTGCGCCTCGGCAAAGCGCTTCATCACGCCCTTGCCGCCGTCGGTCTTGCCGCCAAGACCAAGAACGCGCCCAGCCATGTCCAACCGGCCCGGAAGGTTCGAGGCGGATGCTTGCGCCATAGCGTCGAGCGTTTTGTTGGTCGGCATGACCGGAAAGCCATGGCGCGGCGTCGCGCAGTGCTGGGCAATCTGGCGGTCAAATGCCATGTTCCATGCGACCCAATAGCCGTCTGGCCGGGCGGCAAAGTCATGCAGTTCTTTTGGGAACGCGCCGTAAGCGTCCACGCGGCTCTTGATATAGGACCACGTCTCGGCAGGAAGCTGCTGGCTCAAGTCAGGGCACCAGAGCTTAACCGGACCGTCGTCAATCGCCCACGAAAGCAAGAGCGGCATGGTGGACGAATGCTTGGAATACCGCGCGCCCCCGACGATGGTCAGGTCGAGTTCAGACCGGGTTTCCCAGTCAAGAAAGCAAAGCGCCATCGACAAGCCCCATCACTTCTTCGACGAAGACTTGCGCTTGGACGGCATTGATTGCGTTGCCATAACCCCGCAGTCGTCCCACGCGGGCGGCAATCCCATGAGCCAACGGGAATGTGCCGGGTTCAACTGGCCGCCACTTTCCATCCCGGCAGAAAAGCCAGTCAGCAGCTCCCCAGAAGCCGTTAGTCGGGCCGGGGCCGGGTTCTCGGTGAGAAACATCACCGCCTGCTTCGACACGGGCGATTTGCTGCCGCCCTGTCGCGCCCACTCCGTCACCATGCTGTCGTAGGAGCGGCGACTGTGATTGTCGTCTGCTACCGATGGTGTCCCCCAGCCCGACAGCGGCCAATCCACGTACCGCGCCGCGTCCGTCAGGTTCACCGCGTGTCCCTGCTCCTTGCGCTTGACCGGGTCCTGCCCCTGTCCCCGCAACGAGTTTGGGGACTGCGCGGTCGGCGTAGGCCATCCAGTAGAGGCGGTCTCGGATGTGCGGAGCACCGACGCTCGCAGCCGGGAACGGGACCGCCCCGACCCCGTATCCCAAGGCTTCCAAGTCATCTTGTACAAGGTCGATCCAAGGCTCTGCGTCCTTGCTCGCAACCTGCTCTCCAATGATAACTGAAGGTCGGCACTGGTTGATGAGCCAGAACCAAGACGGCCAAAGGTGCCGCTCGTCATCAAACCCTGCGCCTTTGCCTGCCGTGCTGAAAGGTTGGCATGGGCAGGACCCGGTCCAGATGGGGCGGTCGTCAGGCCAACCTGCGGAACGGAGCGCGTAGCTCCAGACCCCGATGCCTGCGAAAAAATGGCACTGAGTGTAAGGCCGGAGGTCGTTAGGCGTGACATCTTCTATGCTCCTCTCGTCTACATCACCAGATGCGATATGCCCGGCTTTAATCAATTCGCGCAGCCATGCTGCCGCGAATGGATCAATCTCGTTGTAGTACGCGGTCATGGTATCCCCTTGTGGTAGATTGCGCCCTCCCCCGCACACCGCCGGGTGAAACAGGAGAGGGCGCGTTGCCCTTAGTCCGACGAGCTGGTGCTTTCCTCGTCGTCATCAGGGATAGGCTCGCCGAGAGCGCGGGCGTAGGTCGCCACGAGGGCGTCCTGCTCGGCGCGAGCGGCGGCTTCCATCGCCCGGCGCTTGAGCATGATCCTCATGATCTTCGGATCAAACCCATTGCCTTTGGCTTCGGAGAAGACATCGCGGATGTCGCCCGCGATGTCTTTCTTTTCTTCATTGAGCCGCTCGATGCGCTCAATGAAACCCTTGAGAACCGCCCCGGAGTTACCGGGGCGGGGCGTCCACTGCGCTTTGCTCATGGGTTAGTCCCGACGAGAGCGACGGCGCGGGGCCTCAGCGGCCTCGGTCGCGGCGTACTCGGCGGCCAGCTCGGCCTCCTCGTCGTCGACGGCAGCGGCCTCTTCAGAAGCACCCGGCTTGGTGGCGTCGTTCATCGCCCGCCATTCGACAAACTCGAAGACCGGGTTGATGATCTTGCCGTAGCGGTCGTGCTTGTAGGACGAGTGCGACAGCTTCACGATGGGGACGATCTTGTCATCGCCTTCCATCAGCTTCTGAAGCAGCTTGTCGGTCAGGTCCTTGAACAGGCGCATCGCGCCAGTCGAGGACTGCTTGTACTCGCACAGCGTGCCCTCGTCGCTGTCCTTGCCCGAGGCGTTCGGGTCATGGATGCACACGAGCTGCACCGAGCGCTGCGGCTTATACTGGAGCTGACCGCCCTTCACGCCCATGCCGAGCGGCGGGAGCGATCCATGATCGGGCAGCGGGCGAGCCGCAGGCACCATCACTTCCGACACCGGTGCACCACCGGCATCGCTGTCCCACGCCACCCAGCCATGCTGGATCGAGTGCGGGTTCACGGCCCAGAGGCTGTTCGGGTCAACAAGAAATTCTTCCTGACCATACAGCCACTCGCCCGAACCCTTTTCCATCTTCAGATACTGGACATCCCCACCGATGGAGGGGAGGGCAGCAGCCACGTTGTTGAGGGAGGCCGCGAGGCTTTCGCGGGAAGGAAGACCAGCGGTGCTGGCAAAGCTAATATCGTTAGCCATAGTCTCTTTCTCTTTCTCTTTCCTGTATGCGCCGGGGTCCGCCCGGTCACATTGCCGCCAACCGTTTGGCGACTTCTTCCAGCGCCGTGGCGGTAAGCGTCACAGCAGGACGCTTGTCGCTTTCGGGCGCAAGGGTTGTTCCTGAAGAAGACTTCACGATCAACTCTTCAGGTATCTCTTTGATGCCGAGCGGCTTCAACGCCTTTTCTGCCTGAGCAGGCGAAATCAGCTTCTTGACATAGCGGGCGTCCGGTGCCAGCGGAAGCGTCCGCAGGTAGTCCTCGGCTGCGGTCTCGTCCACCCAATCACGAGACGCGCGTTTCATCACCAGCTTCCAGCCGGGGATTTGACCGCCCTGCTCCAACAGCCGGTGCGCTGCCTGCTTCACAGCCTCGCCCCACTCGATCATCATGTCGGCATACGGGAGCCATTGCGTCAGCTCGGCCTCGGCTTCGGTCGGCGTGATGCCGGAAACCGTGGTCACCATGTTGTTGAACTCGGGGCAACCGGTCTTGCCTTGGCAGAACTTGCACCACGAGCCCATCTTGTAGGTGGCCTCTGGCGTCTGGCTCAACTCGACAGCCTTCTTCAATTCGAGCGCGAAGGCTTCGAGCTGGAGCCAGCTCGTCGTCCAGCGCGTGAAGGGCTCTCCGTCACGCACCATCGGCTGACAGATGAACACCTCGATGGGCTTGTTCTTGTCGAAGAACTGATCCGTCGGTGCCGTGTGCGCCGCCGCGTAGGCGTAGTACATGAGCTGTTCGTTCCACTCAGCAGTGACCGCCACGCCGCGTCCGAACTTCCAGTCCCACACGATGCTGCGGTCATTGGCCGTGCCGACGATGTCGACCGTGCCGAACGCATTCTCGATGCCGGGGAACACCACGCGCTTCTCGTTGAAGTACTGGATGCCGCCGAGTTCGCGCTCCAGCTTGTCCCACATCTCAAGGGCGGGGGCGATGGCATCGTCGTACAGGTCCTGCGTGATCTCGTGCCCGTTGAACACGAGCCCGATCACGTCGGTGTCCTTCTCCGTCTTGCCCTGAAAGATCAGGTCAATGGCCTCGTGCAGAGCCGTGCCTTGCGCGGCGAAGGTGGTCTCGACGTTCGGGTACTTGGCGCACAGGTTGACCGAGGCCGGGCAATTGATGACGCGCTTGGCCGTCGAGCCGCCGACGAAGCTATGGGCACGATCTTTGTGGCTGATGTCGAGCGTTGTCATACCTTTTCCTCGCAAAAAATACCGCATTCAATGTTCATGGACTTCATTGCTCGACCTTTAGCGTCTGGCGGCAGTTCATCCAGATAAATTCGTTTGTTGTTCACTCTGGTCAGTTTCGCGCCGATACGCCTTGATTGCTCCGCTCGCTGTCGAAATACCTCTGGGTGAACCGCGCGGACATGGTTCCAGTATGTCGGTGAGGTAGCTTTTACGCAGCCAAGGCAGTTGGCGTTTGGATAACCAAGAAAATACACTTCTGGGAGACGTAGCCCGGCGTCGGACAAAATTGTGAAGCAGTCGTCTTTTGTTAGCCCGGCGTCGATCAAGACCGTTAGAAGATTGGGTCGTTCGCCTAACTTGAACATTTCGGCACGGCGGCGCTCGTCAGCAGTGAACCCAAGAACGTGCCAGTCAGCTTTGTTGGTCTCTTCCCAATGGCGTCGGGCCATCTTTTTCAGTTCTATGGTGCAAGGCGCGCCCTCGGGTCCACTCATAAACTGGCGTTTGTCCCAAACCTCGACAACCGAGCAGTTTGGGTATTTCGGGTTAGTGGCTAATTCGATCTCGACACCAAGCCATCTTTCCACGTCCCGTAGAAACCGGCGGTTATCCTCATGCTCTTCAGCCACCGGGTTATTCACAATCCGTACCGCGCAACGGTCGCCGTAAAGCTCCAGAGTTTTCTTGGCGGCTATAGCGCTGGCTGCGCCACAGGAAAACCAGACAGCTATAGTATCGCCGTCCTTTACCTCATCGATCATTCGTCTTCATCCTCATGGTCGAGCGAGTAGTCGTCGCTGCTGTCATCAAAGTCTTCCTCGTCGTCCTCATCGGACGGCAAGGGATAGCTTGTCTCGACCGTGACGGTGCCGGTCATCAGGTCGTGGCTGAAGTACACCACGTTGCCGATGCTGCGGTTGGGGAAGCGGTGGCTTTGCAGCCACTCGCGCAAAGCCTCCCGCACCTCGGCCTCGGTCATGAGTTCATGATACCGGTGCCCCATCAGCCGACGATCCCATTCAAAATTTCATCGGCGTCGTGTTGGCTGATGTGGTTCGTCTTCACCAGCTTGTTGACGAGGTCGAAGACGGCAGCGCGCACATCATCGAGCTGCTTCTTAGTATCGCTGATCGGCGAACGCGACCCGGCGAACGCGTTAAGACGGCCATACATTTCTTTGCGAATGGTGCGGACGTGGTTGACGTTGGTCTTCCCGCCGATCAAGGCCGCGATGCTGAGGTCGGTATGGTTGTCGACGTAACGGATGATCTGCTTGTTGATGTCATCGTTCGGTTCGACGATGACGACAAGAGGCTTCATTGTCTCGTAGACGCGCAGCTTTTCGGCGAGGGTCAAGGTAATGAGGGTGGGGTGCTGGGGCATTTCAATCTTCCTTGGTCTGGTGCTTGCGGTGGTAGTCTTCAATCAATTCGGCGATCACGCCTGCCCGGCTCATCTGGTACTGCCGGGCTAGTTGATCGAGGATGGCGAGGTGCTTTTCCTCGATCCATAAGTGGATGTCGATCTTCGGTGTCTTCGGCTTAAGCGGCATCGTTCCCTCCTTTCTGCCTTGACCATATGCTGCGCCGGGAGTAATGTCAATCCATAAAAATGGAGTGCAATTGAACCACAATGAGACGGCCTGAACTTGAGAGCAGCCTTGAAGAACGATGCGTGCAAAGGGTCGAGAGTTTTGGCGGGGTCGCCCTCAAACTCCAGATACCGGGGGTTCGTGGGTTCCCCGACCGCACGATCATGCTGCCGGGCGGCGTCATCTTCTTCGCGGAGTTCAAGCGGGAGAAGACCGGGCGGGTATCGACGCAGCAGAAGCGCTGGTTCGAACGGCTCCGGGCACGCGGCTTTGCCGTGTACGTGATCGATGATGAAGGCCGGTTCGAGTACATCTTGCAGGAGACAATCAATGCGCCTGAAGTCTGACCTCCACGGCTACCAGCAGTCGGCCATCGATTTCCTATACGAACACAACAGCGCCCTCGCCCTGCTGCCGGTCGGCGCGGGCAAGAGCGTGATCGGCTGGACCACGGCGCAGGAGCTGATGCGTGACGGCCACGTCAAGCGTCCGCTGGTCTTTGCCCCGATGCGTGTGGCGCAGCTTGTCTGGCCGCAGGAGCGGGCTGAGTGGGAACACCTGAAGGATGAGGACATCGTGTCATGGGCTGGGGAGCCCTCGTCGTGGGGCGAGGACAGCAATTACCGGGTGAGCCGCATCCTGTGGGGCAAGATCAACTCGGCTGAGGGTCGGTTGCCCAAGATCAGCGATCCGATCAAGCGGCGCGAGGTCGAGGCCGACCTTGCCGCGAACCGGGCCGAGTACAAGCGGGTCAACCAGATGATCCGGTCGAGCGTTCCGCCGGAGTGCCTGCACGTCACGTCCTATGAAAACCTCATGTGGATTTGTGACGTATGGAAACCGGGCGAGAGCCCATTTGACCTGTGGATTTTTGATGAGATCGGCAAACTTAAAAATCCGAAGTCGCCCCGCTACAAAGAAGTTAGGAAGCACACGGCCAAGGCCAAGATCGTATGGGGCCTGAACGGCACGCCTGCGCCCGAGGGTTTCGAGGACTTGTTCGCGCAGGTGCAGATCGTCGACGGCGGCAAGCTGTGGGGCAAGAGCTTCTACACATGGCGGCAGACCTACTTCGCACCTGCGGATTATCACGGGTACAAGTGGCGGCTTCAGTATGGCGCGAAGGAGAAGCTGCTCAGCGATCTCAACAGCGTGGCCGTGCGCGTCGACGAAGCCGACCTCGCATACCAGCGCACCATGCAGCACGCCCCCATCAAGGTCATCATGCCCGGCAAGGCCCGGTATCTTTATCAGGAAATGGAGAAGGAGATGGCGCTGGTTGTGAACGCGACCGACATCACCGCCTTCTCTGCCGCCGCCGCCTCGATGAAGCTCAGGCAACTGACGCAGGGTTTTGTGTATGACGAGGACGGCAAGGCACACATCGTGCATGAGGAGAAGCAGCACGCGCTGGCCGACCTGATCGACGAGATGAACGGCGAGCCGCTGCTCGTGGCTTATGAGTTCAGCGAGGACCTCGAAGCGATCCGCCGGGTGTGGAAGAACGTGCCCTACCTCGGGCAGGGTGTCAGCTCGGCCAAGGCGCAGGACTATGTGAACAGGTGGAACCGGCGCGAGCTGCCGGTGCTGGCGCTGCACCCCTTCTCAGCCGGGCACGGGCTCAACCTTCAGAAGGGTGGCAGCCACATCTGCTGGTACGCGCTGCCGTGGCCGCTCGAAAGCTACATTCAGACCAATGGGCGCATCGACCGGCAGGGCCAGACCCGCGCCTGCTTCGGGCACCACATCGTTGTGGCCGACAGCATGGACGAGCGGGTATCGGCAGCGCTGCGCGACAAGGACGTGGATCAGGAAGCCATCATCAAGGCGATCCGGCGCGTGTAAAATAGGCCGGGCTATTTTACGCCCGGCCCCTTACGCTGGTGACGCTTCGCGTCAGGCTTTGCTTTCTTGGGCGGCTTGGCCTTGCCCGCCGTGCTGAGAGCGATGGCAATCGCCTGCTTCTGCGGGCGTCCCTCATGCACCAACATGGAAATGTTAGAGCTGATGGTCTTTTGTGACTTGCCTTTTTTGAGCGGCATTTAGCAACCCCATGATCCGAAGAACTTCGAGCCTACCGACCTTCAGTTTCTTCATAAGGTGCCGGTACTCGTCGCGCCGGTCAAGCGGGACATAGCCGGGGTCGTATTTGCGAAGCTCCTCGACCCACACCTCATTGGTCGTGAACCTCTTGCCGCATTTCTCACAGCGCTTGCGCCTGATCGTAAAGGACGGGCCGTGGTCAACAAGTTGAGGACGGCTGTCATAGATGCGCAGCGTACCGCCGCACTCCGGGCAGAACCTCATGTGTCGCTCGGCTTCTCGTCGTCGACCGGCGGATCGCGCCAGATCGAGGTGCGCGGGCGCGGGCCTTCTGGTTCAAAGTACTCGTCAAGGCTACGGCCCACAGCCTCGAACTCGTCCATGTCGTGCTTCACGGCCTCCCAAGCAATTGCCATGTAGGCTGCGCCGTCGACGTAGTTGTCGCGCTTGGGCTTCGGGCCGGTGATGATGCGACCGATCTTGGTGAGCACCATGTCGAGGGCTTCGAGTTCAGCCACAGGGATGTCCCGCACCATATGGCGGCGCATCGTAGCCTTGAGTTCGCCAGATGCGGCGAGGTTCACGACCGGCGGGCCGTAGTCGGCATTGCGGTCGCCGTTGGTCAGGCGAGCGGCTTCTTCGAGAGCGAGCACGCGTTCGGGTTTGTCGGTCAATTGGCACCTCCTCCGATGATGGTGATGTTTTGCGGCCCGTCTTCGGGCGGCAGGGTTAAAGACAGGTATGCGGTGAGCAGGATCGAGCGCACAAAGTTTGAGTGCAGCTCCTCGTCCTCGCTCTTGTCAGACGCCACGCCACAGAAGGCGGCGACGATTGTCGTTACCAAAGACGTAACGGCTTCGAGGACGTGACCGGTCTCAGCCTTGGGCTCGTGGCGAGGAAGCTCACGCAGAAACCTTTCGAAGGCGATGAGCGTCTCGTCGGTGTAGCCCGAGACACGCAAGCCGATGGGGTTGTCGGCGCGCTTCATGTCGCCGTAGGTCGAGCGTATCTTCTCAAGCATGTTTTCAAAGTCGGCATCAGTCATGACGGTTCTCCTTGTCCGGCAAAAACACTACGGCATGAGGGCGGCGGGCACAATAGGCTAATTTGCGTTAGTTGTAATCATTACGGCGCTGGCTTACCTTAACAAACATGGCTAACAAATATGATCCTCGCGCCGTAGCGATCTGGTCACACTATCGAGAGCTGATTAATCGGGCAGAACTCGCCCGAAAAATCGGCATCTCGCCGGTGTCCATCCACAACTGGCGGGTCGTGCCGGAAGGCAGGGTCCAGATCGTTGCCAAAATCTTGGGCGTGTCAGCCGAGCGGCTGCGCCCGGACCTCGCCCCCTACCTTGACCCATGGGAAGACTGAAAGGACCGTCATGCCCCGCAAACCTATGCCTGAACCCGATCTGCCTGAGACGGACGAGATCATCGAGACCGCCGATACCGGCGACATCATCACGCTCCCGCCCGGCATCCCGCTGCGCAAGTCGCTGATCCCCGAGCTGTACCGCTTCGTGCGCAACATCCCGGCGGACGCGCCTTATGACCAGCTTGGCGCTATGGCGCAGTCGGCTGGCTGGATTTGGCGGATGGTCGAGCACGATACCCGGAGCCCGACGCCGGGGCTGTACCTTATCCAGTTCGATGTCATGATCGGTAAGGCAACCGGCGATTTCGAGCTTGAGTATTTCGACACGATCTCGATGTCGGTGCCGGTCGAGGCTCCGTCGCCGTCACTGATCGCGCGGCTCAACGCGCAGGTCGCTCTGACCTACATGGTGTTCGGTCGCCTGCCCCCTGCGCCCGTAGCAGCACCGGCTCCGCAGCCTGCGCCTGCGCCTGTGGCCGTCGAGCCCGAGCCTGAGCCAGTCGAGGAAGAGGACGCGCCGTGGCAGCGCCCGCGTCGACCGGCAGCACCTGCCGTCCGTCTCTCGATCCGCAACACGCCCGATGGTTTGCCGGTGGCGAGCGGGCTCTATGACATCGAGGGTCAGCCGAGCGACATCGTGTCGGCGGCGCTCACGATGTTCCGTGATGGCGCGGACACCGCCGAGAACCAGACCATGCTCAATGCGCTGTGGTCGAAGAACTCGGAGGCCGTCGAGTTTATCAAAGACTTCGGCAGCTCGGAGGATAAGCAGACACTGAAGGATATTTTCCGTGCGCGGGCATCGTCGTTCTGACACCAGCTATTGCGCGTTAGTGTCTCTGGCTGTATATGGATGGTGTTCGGGGTGGTAGCCGGACAGGTCCGCATCGGTCCTCCTTGGTTGGCCCTCGGCGTCACGCGCCGGGGGCCTCATCATTTTCATCACCATCATACCGAGGCAGGTGCATGTCGCCGTCCTCGAAAATCAGCATCAGGCCCGCTGGCTTGTCGATCCACAGCAGCTTGAGGCGCTGGCTCTTGAAGGTCGGCTTCAAACCGATGGCCTTGGTCTTCATGTAAACCCCGAACGTGTAGGTGCGCTTGCCGCGCTTGAACATCTTCGGATGCTCGGAGACATCGGACGGGAACAGATACCGGTCGAGGCACACGAACAGGGCTGGCATGTTGTAGTGGCTGAAGGTCATGAACCGCATGTGCAGCCGAGCCCATGACAGGTAGTTGAGCTTGGCCTTCCTGCCGTCCCGCGCCTTAAGCAGCTTCTCAACCACGTCGAACGAGAAGACGAACAGCGCCCGCGCTCCCCCGTCAACGGAGTAGGCGCGGACGCTGTGCATGGCGACAGGGTTCTTGTTCTTCCGGCTGCTAGGCCCGACCGGATGCGGCATACTGCGCCTTCTTTTTCTTCAGCTTGATCTCAGGCGCTGGCCGGTAGGCGAGGGCGTGGTGCGTGTCGCAGTAGACCGAGCTTTGCCTGACCCGGCACCCGCACCACGTCTTGTTGTCATGGCTGACCGGCCATCGGCAGTGCCGAGAGTTGGCATCCTCGATGGACACCGGCTGGCTCTCGGGGATGGGGTGCCAGTACTCTTCCTTAGTTGGCGGTGCCTTCGGGGCATAGTCCGGCGGCGGTTCCCGGCGCGCTGCCATGACGGCAATGACCATCGACTGTTCGCTGTTCTTGCGCTTGGCTTTGAGCTTCTTCGCCATATCCGCAAGCCCCTCCTCGGGCCGCTTGGCTACCGGGAAGGGGATGATGTTGTCGGGGGGTGTCGGGGTTGCGGGGATGGCGACAACGGTTTTTCCTCTGGTGCCGACCTTGATGCCCTCGCGGTTGCAGATACCAGCGATGGTGTTGCGCGTCACGTTTAGCGCGGCGGCAAGCTGGCCGTAGCTGTAGCCTTTGTCAATGAGGTAGAAGCGGACCAATTCGGCCCGCTCCTTCTTGTTCATGTCATCCCATGCCATCTCGGTCATGTCGCGCTCTCCGTGCGCTCGACCAGCTTGGGCGACTGACGGGCGACATGATCGCCCTTGATGCCGAGGGCGGCGTTGGCCTTGTCAACAATGACGGTGAGGTCGGCGCGGCGGTTATACCGAGCCTCGATCTCGACTTCGAGGCGGCTGATCTCCGCGTCGAGGTCCTCCATCTCGCGCAGGGCTGCCTGCTTCTTGCCGTGGATCAGCGCGTCGAACTCGGCGCTCTCAAGGATGTAGGGCCGTCCGTTGGCGGGCATCGGGGTGAGCTGCACATCGGTCGAGTGCTCGACGAACTCAGTGATGCCCTTGACGGTCTTGGTGATGGTAGTGGTGGGCTTCTTCGGTGCCATTGGTTTTCTCCTTGGCGTTGGTAAAGGGTTCAGTCTCTGCGCCGGGCGTCCGGCAGATCGATCTCCTTGCGCAGGCGCGAGGCGATGGTGCGAACCGAGCCGTAGCTGTAGCCGGTGGCCTCGGCGATCCGCTTCAGCGGAATGTTCTGCCTGAACATCTCGATGAGCGTGTCGTGCTTGGCATTGGCCTTCTCGATCCGATTGACCGGGGGCTCGACCTTGTGCTCGTCGGCATAGGCCGAGATCATCTTGTTGATCATGCGCTCGGTGCGGCCAAGGGCCTTGGCAATCTCGGCGCGGCGGAAACCGGCGTTGACCAGCAGCCATGCCGCCTTGACGCGGGCAAGCGCCACGCGCGTGGTCTTTTCGTCGCTGAGCAGGCGGTCGAGGGCGATGTCGTACTCTCGGCAAACGTCAGCGAGAGTGAGATTGATGTCGGCGTTCATTCTTTTTTCTCCGGCATAGGCACGGCGACGACGGTGTAGCCGATAGCGTTAAGAACCGTCTCCAGCTTGGCAAGGGTCGGCCCGTTGCCTCTCCGCCAGTTGCCGAGGACGTTGCAACTGAGCTTGACCTTGGCCTGCATCTCGGCATCGGTCACTTTGAGGTGGCTCATCTCGTCGAACAGGAAGTCGACGACCGGGTGCAGGTTCTCGACGCGCAGCTTACGCTTGCGCGGCGGCTTGCGGAACCGCCGGGCAAGGATGCGGACGGCGCTCTTGGCCTGCTCTTTGGTGATCGTGTCGTTCATTTACTCCGTTCCTTTTCCAACCACAGCCAGCTTCTTGCCCAGCACATTGAAGCAGGCATCGAGGTCATCGACCTTGGGCATGGACTTGTCGCGCCAGCGGCGGATGGTGTCCTGATGGAGCCCGGTGCGCTCGTTCATGGTCTGGTAAGTGCACTGCTGGGCGTTCATTTCCTTGAGCAGGCGCTTCACCAGCGGATGCGCGTGCTCAGGGATCGAGTGCGGGCGAAAGCGATCAAGGCTCATCGCTGTTCTCCTTGAGCGCGGCGCGGACCACGGCGAGGAACAGGTGGTCCTTCATGCGCTGCTCCGGCGGCAGGTCATTGTAGGGCACCATGCACGGGTGCTGCTTCAGGTCCGGGTCTTTGACGGGGCCATAGGTCCAGCCGGTCGCAACCTTCTCCGCCATCCAACTCCTATGGCTGTCTTCTGGCGTTGTGTCCGGGTGGTTTACGATGTGGCGCACCCCGTTCATGGCGCTGTTCTTCTGCCACTGCGGGGCATCATCCCACGCGGGCTGGCTGAGATCGCCAATCCCGGCGCAATAGGCCCGGTTCACCTCGTGGCAGATGCGGGCGATCTGCTCGATGTTCATTCGTCTCTCCCTTTAAATAACTGACGCAGCAGGTCACTTTCGCTCTCAGGAACCCATGTGGCCTCGATGCTGTAGCCCACGTACATGTGGACCAGCGCCACGGAGCCGACTTGCTGCAAGATCGGGTGCCGCCGCAGGTGGCGCTTGAACGCTTTGAACGAATGGCACGGGGCCATGTTTGATCCGTCCAATTGGCGGTCGACAAATTCCGCATAGGACATCCAGCGGCGCAGGTCATGCGACCACCAGAGGTCCACGGCCATGTTGAAGTGGGTGACGCCCCAGAACCCATAGCGCAGGATCGGCGGCTGCTCGTTGCTTTCGCGCTTGAAGTGCCACGCCATTAGCTGTTCTCCTTGAGCGCGGCGCGGGCCGGATTGCCTTGCAATGCGGCCTTCAGCTTGCGCTGATGGTATGGGTGATCGGTCGGGTAATCCTGATGATAATACGCGTCGAGCTCCTCTTCGCATTCCTTCAGCGCCTCGCGCAGCCGCTCGTTCTCAGCGCGGAGGTGGGTGATCTCATCGCGAAGCTTCTGCGCGTATGTCACAACATCACTCATCGCCGTTCTCCTTGAGCGCGGCGCGGACGCAAACGGTTGGGTGACACGGTGCCGGAGCCGTGGCCGATGCCGTGGCCGTGGCCGTGGCCGTGGCCGATGCCGTAGCCGTAGCCGTAGCCGTTGCCGT